CGGATGGGCGCCGGCGTCCGCGGCCGGCGCCGTGGCGGATCGAGGGCCGCGGCAGCGCCGGCGAGGCGCGGGTGATCCGGACGACCGACGCGCCGCGGCCGGCGTTCGGGATCCTGTTCCTCGGGTTCGAGGTCCCGAGCAGCGACCCGGACCTGGAGAAGCTCGGCGAGCGGCTGATGCGGCGGATCGTCCGGGAGGTCAACGGGGGCGCCAGGCGGGCGGCGAACCGGCGCCGCGGCCGTCGGTCCATGCTGGTGCCGTCATGAGCTCCACGGCCGCGATGGCGGCGCTGCGGTGCATCCTGGCGCGGATCGGGGACGACAACCTGGTCGGCGTCAGCGCCGAGAACGCGCGGGAGCGCGCGGAGATGCTGAACGACGTTCGCGAGGTCGCGCGGGCTGTGGTACTGATGGTTCCGGTGAGGGAGAACAGTTCATGACCGAGAAGGAGAAGCGCAGCAAGGCCGCGCGGTACCTGTCGTCGCTGGGAGCGGCGAAGGGCGGTCGAGCTCGCGCCCGAGCATTGACGCCGGAGCAGCGCCGGGAGATCGGCCGGCTCGGCGGGAAGGTGTCGCAGGCTCGCCAACGGAAGCGGCGGGCCGCGGCAAAGAAGGCGGCGGCAACTCGGAAGGCTCGCAGGGCCGCGGGCAGAGCCGCTTAGGGGAGCCGTTCAGGACAGGGAGTCCCAAGCCGCCGGGGTGAGCTGCGAAGCTCGCCTCGGCGGTTTTCGCATGTCCCGCGGCCGGCTCATTCTGTAATCGCCGGGGACGGCGGGTCGCGGTACCCGTGGGGCATGGCCTACGCGAACAGCGGGATGCCCGAGAGTCTGACCGCGGGGACGACGTACAAGTTCTCGCAGGGCTGGACCGATTACCCGGCGAACGCCGGCTGGACTGCCGGGATCTACATCGCAGGCGCCGCGGTGACGCGCGCGCCGATCACCGGCACGCCGAACGGCTCGTACTTCGATTTCGTGCTGTCGGCCGCGGCGCTCGCGAGCTTCCCGAGCGGGAACTACCAGTGGCAGATCATCGTCGCGAAGGCCGGCGAGTCGTACATCGCGGCGTCCGGCGTTCTGCGCGTGCTGCCGAACGTCGCGCAGGCGACCGCGGGCTCGCTGCTGACGTGGGCCGAGCGGACGCTGCCGATCGTCGAGGCGGCGATCGAAGGCCGGCTGACCGCGGACGTGCAGTCGTATCAGATCAACGGCCGCGCGGTCACGAAGATCCCGATCGGTGAGCTCCTGAACCTGCGCGCGAAGTGCGTCGGGATCATCCGCCAGGAGCAGCATCCCGGCGAGTTCATCACCAACGTGCAGACCAACTTCAAGAGGCCGGACTGATGGACGAACGGCTCGTAAGCGCCATGAAGCGCCGGGCGATGGACGCGCGCGCTACGCGCAGCGCCGGCATGACGCTGCGCGGCCGGCTGTCCGCGGCCTGGCACGCGCTGACCGGCAAGCGCACGACGAACACGATTTACGACGGCGCCGCGTTCAACGCGCTCATGAACGATTGGATGACCACGCGCACGGCGCCGGACGACGAGCTGCGATGGAGCCTGACGCGGCTGCGGACGCGCGCGCGCGACCTGGAGCGGAACAACGCGACGGCGCGGAACTCGCTCCGGCTCCTGGCGAACGGCGTGATCGGAGCTCGCGGCTTCGTGCACTCGGCCGAGGTGCGGAACAACGACGGCACCTACGCCGAGAAGATCAACGAGAAGATCGAGGACGCTTGGGCGCGCTGGTGCAAGCGGCCGACGTGCGACGGCAAGTGGAGCATGGCGACGATCTCGCGCCGGCTCCTGAAGACGGTCGCGCGCGACGGCGATGTGTTCATCCGGCTCTGGCGCGGGTTCGACAACGAGTTCAGCTTCGCGTTCGAGCCGATCGACGCCGACCAGGTCGACGAGCTCCTGAACGCTTGGGGCACGACCAACTCGGACAACAGCATCCGGATGGGTGTTGAGGTCGACCCGTTCCAGAGGCCGGTCGCGTACCACGTCTGGAACCGTCCCGAGCTCGCGACCGGGTACGGTCCGCCGCGCGAGCGGCTGCGGATCCCGGCGGAGCAGATCATCCACCTGTACGACCCGGACCGCATCGGCCAGTCCCGCGGGGTGTCGTGGTTCGTCGCGGCGATGGTCCCGCTCCGTCACCTCAACGGGTACGTCGAGTCCGAGCTCGTCGCCGCGCGCGTCGCCGCGGCGAAAATGATGTTTTTCCAGCGCAAGGTCGGCGAGTGGGGCCAGGCGAAGGAGGATCCCGCGGGCGCCGGCTTCGTCATGGACGCCGCGCCGGGACAGGCGGGCATCCTGCCGGAAGGGTACGAGATCGCGAGCTGGGATCCGTCGCATCCCAACACCGCGTTCGGCGCGTTCGTGAAGGACGGCACGCGGCGCGTCGCGACGGCGCTCGGGCAGAACTACAACTCGCTCGCCGGCGACCTGGAGGGCGTGAACTACAGCTCGATCAAGGCGGGCCTGCAGAACGAGCGCGACTACTACCGCGCCGTGCAGGACTGGTGGCGCGACACGTTCCTCGAGCCGCTGTACCGCGAGTGGCTGCGGATGGCGGTCGTCTCGGGCGCGCTCGTGCTCGACTCGCGCGACTTCCGCAAGTTCGAGGCGGTGCGCTTCACGGGCCGCGGCTTCCCGTGGGTCGATCCGCTGAAGGACGTCGAGGGCGCGATCCTGGCGGTGCAGTCGGGGCTCGGCACGCGCACCGACTTCCTGGAGGAGCAGGGCGACTCGCTGGAGGAGACGTTCGAGACGCTGCGGCAGGAGCGCGAGCTCGCCGAGGAGTATGGGATCACCGTCGACGGGCCGCAGAAACAGACGCTCACGAGCGCCGACACCGAGAGCGAAGACGCTGCCGACGCGGCGGACGGCGGCAAGTCCGACGACGCGAAGGCGTCGAAGAACGGCGACGGCCGCAGCAACGGCGTCGCTCATTCTGTAATGGCAAGGGCTCGGCGACGTTTCTAGGTTCGCGGCGTCCGAGGAGGACCTCAACGTGAGCAAGCGATACCCGGGCCGCGGGCTCGGATGGTTCAGGGTCGAGAGCGTCGAGAAGCTGGAGGCGCGCGCGGCGGAGGACGGAGCGGAGCCGGCGAAGCGGTTCCGGCTGTCGGCGTCGAGCGAGTACCCGGTCGAGCGCATGGACTGGTGGACCGGCCGCACGTATCGCGAGGTCCTGGACCACGGGCCGAAGTCGGTCGACATGGGCCGCTTCGCGAGCGGTCGCGCTCCGGTCCTGATGGAGCACCGCGGGACTCCGGTCGGCGTGATCGAGTCGGCGGAGATCGACCAGAAGGCAAAGAAGACATACACCGACGTCCGGTTCGGGCGCACGGCCGCGGCGCGCGACGCCGAGTCGCTGCTCGAAGACAACGTGGTCACGAACACGAGCGTCGGGTACGTGGTGAAGAAGGCGCAGCTCGTCGAGACGAGCGAGGAGAAGGGCGACCTCTGGCGCGTCATGCTCTGGGAGCCGCTCGAAGTTTCGCTGGTAGGAGTGCCCGCTGACCCGACGGTCGGCGCGGATCGGGGAGCCGGGGACAGTTACGCGCCCGTCGAGGTGATCGAAAGCGACGGGGACACCAGGGGGAAACGAGCGATGGCGAAGAAGTGGGTGCGGGGCGAAGGCGGTCTGATCGAGGTCGACGAGAGCGACCCGCGTCCGGCCGTCGAGGTGCGTGTCGTGGAGTCGGCGGGGGCGGTGGGCGGTGACGACGCGGTGAAGGCGGACCGCGAGCGCCAGGGCAAGATCGCCGAGCTCGTGAACTCGAATCGCGGTCTGATCGGGAACGCGCTCGACGACAAGATCGCGGGCTGGCTGCGTGACGGGACCAGCGTCGAGACGGTCCAGAACGCGGTGATCGCCGCGATGCGGACGAAGGGCCACGGCACGGTCGCCGCGGATCCGCTGGCGGAGCTGCCGGCGAAGGATCGGCGTCGGTTCTCCTACCGTCGCGCGCTCCTGGGCGCGATCGACGGCAATCTGGACGGCGTCGAGCAGGAGGTGCACGACGAGCTCGCGCGCACCACGCCGAGCATGGCGGCGCGGCGCGGCGTCAAGGGTAACTCGGTATTCCTGCCGATGAGCCTGAACGGCGACCTGTTCGGTACCCGTACGCTCGACACGAAGACGATCGCGAAGGGCGCCGAGACGGTGTTCGAGCAGCCGGGCGAGCTGATCGAGCTGCTCCGCAACCGGGCGTTCGTTCTTCAGCTCGGCGCGCGGCTCCTGACGGGCCTGTCGGGTCCCGTGGCGTTCCCGCGGCAGACCGGCGGCGTGGCGGTGAACTGGGTTTCGGAGACCGGCGCGGCGATTACCGCGGCGGATCCGGCGCTCGGCCTGGCCGTCCTCAACCCGAAGACGCTGCAGGGTGCGACCGCGTACTCGCGGCAGTTCCTCGCGCAGTCGAGCCTCGACGTCGAGGCGTGGGTCCGCGACGAGCTCGCGATCGCGCACGGTCTCGCGCTCGACAAGGCCGCGATCCACGGCGCCGGCGCCAACGGCGAGCCGGCCGGCATCTACCAGCAGACCGGCGTCAACGCCGTTTCGATGGGCGGCGCGCCGACGTACGCGAAGCTCGTCGAGATGCAGACGGCGGTCGCGCAGAACAACGCGCTGCGCGGCAGCATGGGGTATCTGACCACGCCGAAGGCCGCGGGCGAGATGAAGACGACCCTCATGTTCACGTCGGGAACGACCGGGCTCGGGCCGATCTGGACCGGGCCGTTCGACGACGGCGAGGTCGCCGGATACAAGGCGTACGCGACGAACCAGGTGTCGGCGGTCATGACCGGCTCCGCGCCGACGGGCGGTGCCGAGCAGGGGCTCGTCTTCGGCAACTGGATGGACTGCCTCATCGGCATGTTCGCCGCGATGGAGATCGTCGTCGACCCGTACAGCCTGAAGAAGCAGGGGCTGATCGAGGTCGCGTCGTTCCAGATGTGCGACGTGCTCCTGCGGCACGCCGAGTCGTTCGCGAAGACGACCGGCACGACGTAGGCGGCTGACATGGTCCTCACCGGGTACGACCTACCCGGTGGGGGCCGCGTCGAGTATACGGATCGCGGCGCGGTCCTCAGTCCGGGAGGTCGAATCGTGAAGCTGAAGGTGATCGGGAACTTCGGGTACGCGATGCAAGGGCGCGACGTGTACCCGGGCGACGTCTTCGAGGTGGACGACGTCACCGCGAAGACGTTCATCCTGCAGGGCCGCGCCGAGCTGGTCTCCGAGGAGCCGGCCGCGGCGGGACCGACGGCCGATGAGCTCGCGGCGGCGAGCGCGGAGCAGGCGGCAGCGGACACGGCAGCGGATGCGGCAGCGGGTGCGCAGCAGAAGACCGCGGCGGACAAGCCGGCGCAGCGCGCGAGGGACCGAGGCAAGTCATGATGATGCAGGCGTTGCGAGGATTCTGCCTGACGGCCGGATACGACGTCGTCGAGGGCGAGGTCTTCGAGGTCGACGCGGAGCGAGCTGGCATTCTGGCGGTGTCGGGCGCGGCGTTCATCGTGCCGGACGCGGCGGCGCCGTCCATTCCCGAGCCGGGGCATCCTGGCGTCTACCTGCCGCTCGGCGGCAAGTCGTCGCGGTATCCTCCCGAGCCGACAACGGCTGCCGATGCGGTCGTCGCTGCGGTGCCGGCGGCGAACGCCTATTACACCGCCAGCATGGGCGACGGCGGCGGCCTGTCCGGCGGCGGCTGGGAGGACGTCTACCGCCGCAACGCCGGGACGGGGCAGCTCCTTCTCGGCGTGTCGACGGTATCCGGCGGATCGCACGTCACGGGCGCGACCCGCGACGGACACGCGGTCACGGCAGTCGGGACCGGGATCGGATCCGACGGCGCGTTGAGCATCGCGGCGTTCCACGAGCCGAACGCGGCGACCGGCACGTACCTGGTCACGGTCGACCCGGGGGCAACGTCGACCGCGCAAGCGATCCTGGAGGTGAGCGGGACTCCCGACGCGAGCGTCTACGCGACGGGCACTGACGCATCTCCGACGACGCCGGCGTCCGAGCTGCTGACGGCTCAGAACGAACTCGTCGTCGCGTTCCTGGTCGTGAGCGGCGACCCGTTCGCCGCGGGAAGCGAACCGACGGTCCCGGAGTGGGCTGTCCTGATCTCGACGACGACCGGAGACGGCGGTCCCGGGTCGCCGTTCACGGTCTATCACTACCAGTGGACGACGTCGGCCCCTCAGGCGGTCGGCTTCGCGTGCACGCTTGCGTCGTCGAGGACGTGGGCGCTCGCCGTCGTGGCGTTCAAGTGAAAGGCTCCGAGATGCGACTGCTGGTTGCGGCTCTGCTGCTGACCGCGCTGCCTCTGACGGCTCGCGGAGCGACGACGACGTACACCGTCGCCGATGACGCGACGCTCTCGACCGCGATGACGAGTGCCGTCGCTGGCGACGTCGTGCTGATGGGGACCGGGACGTACAGCGCGAACCGCTTTCACACGACGAACGCGGGCACGGCCGGGAACTGCATCCGGATCCTGGGCGACACGCTCGCGCCGGCGAACGTGCTGATCAGCGGCGCCGTTCTGTTCCACAAGAGCTACGTGAGCGTCGGCGGCGTGCGCATCCTGGGCGCCGTCTCGTTCGACTCGACCGCGGGCGACTCGTTCTACAAGTCGATCGTGGACTCGGGCGGGTTCGTCATGGCGGGCAACGCGGCGCTGTTCGACACGACCGCATTGAGCGGCGGCAACCATCTCCGCGACTGTACGTTCAACGTCGGCGACAACGGCAACACTTGGGTCTGGATGATGCGCGACACGCGTGAGAACACGTTCACGCGCGTCCGCGTGTTCGCGCGCAAGGCCAACACCGGCGACACGGCGCGCGGTCGGTATCTTTACTATTCGCAGCGGAACCGCTTCACCGACTGCCGGCTCGACATGGAGTACACCGAGGTCAACCCGGCGACGAACACCGAGACATACGCGCTGACCTACCGCGACGACACGAACCACAACGTGCACGTTCGCGATACCGTCTGGGTCGGCCTGCTGCTGAAGCACTCGCGTATCGCGCTCTTGAGCCATAGCGGAAACGCGGGGCACCAGACCGAGGGCAACCAGTGGTATGCGTGCGATTACCGTTCGTATAACGGCGACTTTGCCGTGCAGGACTCGCTCGGGCTGTACCGCGGCACGATCATGAACAGCGTGTTCGCGTCGTTCTCGGGAGTCCCGCTCGACCTGCGCCAGTGCACCGGCTCGATCGTGCGCGGGAACACGTTTTACGCGTTCGGCCGGACGGCGGTGACCTTGAGCGAGAAGAACCCGGTCGGCTCGGTGTTCGCTGGGAACGTGTTCGTCGCGCGGCCGTACCGGACGTGCACGTCGTTCGCGACCACGGGGGCGGCGCTCGGTGTCTACGCGCCGACGGCGTTCGGGTCGGACTCGAACTTCTTCGCGCCGTCCGTGGCGAACAAGTCGGTCGCGAGTCACACCGTCGACTCTTGGATCTGCAAGTCGCTGACCGCATGGCAGGTCTCGGGCGACGATCGACATTCGCGCGCGCGCACGTTCTCGGGCGATCTGTTCGTCGACGGGCGCTGGGACGTCCTCGACTTGAGGCCGGCGCACTGTAGTCCGCTCACGTCGGCGGCGGCTCCTGGTGGTCACTACGGAGCAAAGACGGGCCTGGGCTGTCCGTAGACGCGGCAGGCTGAACCACATTCACGGCAGCAGACGAACAACACTCAGAAGGGGGAACAAGGCATGTCGGCTCTGACGAAGGCTGCGGCGATTTTCGCCAGCGGCACGGTGAACCTCCGCACCTCGGCGACGGTCACGGCCGGCACGGGCTCGACCGGCGTCTCGGTGGTGGATTACGAGGGGCTCGCGCTGGTGATCCTCTCGGTGTCGGCGATCGCGTCCGGCACGGCGAACTTCGTGGTCGAGTCCTCGGCGACCTCGGGCGGCACGTACGCAACCGTCGCGACGATCGCCTCGGTCACGGCCGCTGGCGTCTACGCGATCGCGCTCGACCTGGACGCGTCCAACGCGTTCATCCGGATCAACACGGGTTCGGGCGACACGTTCGGCACGACGACGGCGTCGGCGACGTTCTCGGCGACGAAGAAGCTCCGCTAGGGGCGCGGTCATGATCGAGAGCACGCCGGACCTGGACTACATGCTCCGGGACTCCGGCGTGCTCGTCGAGCTCGGCCATTTGTCGACGTACGGGATCGTCAACACGACCGACGAGGACCTGTTCCGCATCGACGCGGGGAGCCTGGCCGGGACTGTGACGATCATCGACCTGCGCACGGGATCACTAGACGGGCTCGCGGAAGGCGCGCGGGTGAAGTTCAACGGCATCACGTACCGCGTCGTCAAGCTGCGCAAGGTGAACGACGGTCTTGAAACGCGGGTCTACTGCGCGCCGGTGTAGTTCGCAGCGGGAGGGGAAGCGGTGGCCGAGTCGATCGAAGCTCAGGCGCTCGACATACTGGCGGCGGCGTTTGCGCTGATCGTCGCCGGTCCGACGTACCTGACGTCGCCGGTCGTGCGTGAGTGGACGCCGCAGGACCCGATCGACCAGCGCGGGCACTTGTTCGTCCTGCACTCACGAACCGCGAAGCACGACGAGCTTTCCTCCGTCAACCGCTACGGCTGGCGGATGACCTTCACGGCCGTCCTGGTCGCGAACGACCAGCGGACGATCGTCAACATGCGGCGCGATGCGATCGTGGCGCTGGCGACGACCGAGGCCGCGGCCGTGACGGCGTTCGGGGACAAGTTCTACCCGGGCGACTACGCGGCGCGGATCGACCTTCAGAACGCGGGGCAGTACATCGGCACGCTCGACCTGTCGCTCGACTTGAGCGCGGATCGAACCACGGCATAGGGGGCGGCAATGGCAACTCCGGGTCTGGGTTTCAAGTCGTACGCGCAGATCGCGCCACAAACGGCGTGGGGCTCGACCGCGACCACGACGAAGCGGTTCGAGCTCATCAACTGGAAGGTCGACCCGGTCCAGTCGATCATCTCGGACCCGTCGCTCAACAACTCGCCGTCGAAGCGCGGGCTGTATCAGGGGCCGCTCTACTACAAGGGCACTTTCGACGTCCGGCTGAACTACGCCGGGCTTGAAGAACTGCTGCGCGCCGTCACCGGGACGTATGCGTTCGCGCGCAGCTTCGGAGCCGTCGTCGGTCCGATCTCGAACTGCTCGCAGACCACGGCGCCGGCGATTACGCGGCTCACGGGGTCGTTCATCGCGGACGGCGTCCAGGTCGGGCACTACGTTCGCAACACGGGCACGCCGGCGAACATTCCCGACAACACGTACGTGACCAGCGTCTCGGCGCTCTCGTGCAGCGTCAACAACGCTCTGACCGCGCAGTCGTCGCAGTCGATCAGTTTCACGCCGTTTGCGAACGATCACACTTTCACCGAGGGCGCGACGCTCAAGTCGTACACGATCGAGGTGAGCGTCGGCGACGTCACGGCGAACACGGTTTTCCGCCTGGTCGACGCGAAGATCGTCGAGCTGACGGTCAAATGCTCGGCCGGCACCGGGACCGACGCGATGGCGATCGCGACGTTCACGGTGATCGCGCGCGACCAGACGCCCGGCGCGTCGCCGGCGTCGCTGACGCCGCCAGCGATCTATCCGGTGAAGTTCGACCAGCTCGTCACGATCGTCGACGGCACGAGCGACACGTCGTCGACCTCGATCCGGCTCCGCGGCCTGGAGTTCTCGCTGAAGAACCCGCACGCGGAGGACCGTTTCTACATGGGGTCGCTCGGGTTCGACGAGCCTGTGCGCGCCGACTTCCTGACGGTGTCGTACAAGCTGACGCAGGAGTTCATCACGCTGTCGGCGTACAACGCGCTGCGCTCGTTCACGACGGGCACGCTCGACTTCCTATTCCAGCAGCCGTCTCTCTACAGTCCGACCTACCATCGCGAGATCGAGCTGCGCTCGACCTCGGCGAACCTGAAGTCGCTGTCGGCTCCGGTCGACGGCTACAAGGTGATCGTGGCGACGTCCGAGTGGGAGGGCTTCTACAGCGCGACGGACGGCGGCGCGTACCTGCTGCGCAACCGAAACGACGACGCGACGCTGACGTAGTCCAGGAGGGGATCGAATCATGGGTGCCGGGGAACTCGAACAGGGCGTGAGCGCGGCGGCTTCGGTCGTCGCGCCCGTCGTCGTGGTGACGCTGAAGTACCTGAAGGGCGGAGACGGGGGCGGGCTGCGCGTCGGCTGCGAGGCCACGAGCGAGCTCGCGCTCGCGTTTGGGCTTCCCGGGATGCGAGTCCCGGGAATGGACTCCGAGGCCGAGCTGCCGGAGCGGGTCGCCGAGGCGAACGAGACGATGGCGCGCGCGATCGAGGCGGGGTCGTTCCTGCTCGCCGAGGACGGCTCGAAGGTGCGGCCGGCGTTCTACTTCGGCGCGGATCCGCCGCATCCGGCGTCGCTGCCTGGCCGGTGGCTGCGCCAGGCCGACCGCGAGGCGCTCGCGCTCGGCGTCCTGCGCGCCGGAGGCTACATCGGAGGTGCGGCCGAGGAGGCCGCGACCTTTCGTGACGACAGGGGAGCCGGGCCTGCGGCTGGCGACGGACCTCTGGAGGTACTGCCGGGAGCTGGGGATCTCGCCGCGCAAGGCGCGACAGGATCCTGATCTTCCGTACAACATGACCGTCGCGCGCGCGGCCTGGGCGGCGGCCGACATGCGGTTCGGGCTGGCGATGCAGAGTGCGGGGAGCGTCGAGGAGCAAGTGCTGCGGGCGTTGAAGATTATCAGCGAGGGGTGAGCCGATGGAGCAAGCCGTCGATCTGGTGCTTCGCGCGCGCGACGAGGCGTCGGCCGTTCTCAACAAGGCGTCCGGCGGGCTCGGAGACATGCACGCGATGATCGGCAAGCTCGCGAGCGAGGGCGGCGCGCTGGGCGGCGTGGCGGTCGGGATCGTGGCGATCGGGACCGCGGCGTACGCGGCCGGCGTGAAGCTCGCCGACACGTACGAGCAGCTCTCGAAGCTCAGCGCCACGACCGGCGTCGGCGTCGAGTCGCTGCAGGTCTACCAGGAGACCATGTCGGAGATGGGCGCGGACTCCGAAGGGCTCCAGAGTGCGTTCGTGAAGCTCAACCAGGCGATCGCCGAGGGCAACCCGTACCTGAAACAGCTCGGGATCACGACGCGCGACTCGCAGACCGCATTCCAGCAGCTCGCGTCCGCGCTCGCGAACGGACAGGACCAGGGGAAGAAGACCGAGGTCGCGATGAAGCTGCTCGGCAAGAGCTCGGCCGACTTCCTGGCGGTGCTTCCCGAGCTCGCGCGGAACTTCGATCAGATGAAGACGAAGATGCGCGAGGCGGGCGCGCTGATCGGCGACGACATGGCGCCGGCGCTGCAGAAGCTCGACCAGCAGACCGACGACCTGTCGCGAAACTGGAAGGGCGCCATGCTGCGAATGCAGTCGGCTGCGGTCCCGACGGCTCTCGCGATCGCGCGCGCGTTCAATGAAATGTGGGATTCGCTCACCGGACAGGGGGCGGGGCTCGCGGCGACGGAGCGACACCTCCAGGACGTGAACGAGCAGATCGACCGGCAGCGCCAGGAGATCGAGAAGATTCAGGCCGCGGCGACGGACAGTAGGTACACGCCGGAGATCAAGACGGCCGTCCTCGACCAGTTCAAGAGCCGTCTGCAAGACCTGCTCGACACGGCGTCGCAGCTCCGCGGAGCGATCGCGAACGCCGGCGGCGGCGGTCCCGTGGGGCCGGCGTGGCTCGGCGGCGCGTCGACCGACGACGTGACAATCGGCGCCAGCGACTCGCGCGCGAAGCGGCTCGACGACCTGCAGAAGACGCTCCAGGTCGGCCGGGCCGCGGCTGTCGCGTACGCCGCGGCGCTCGACGAGGTCGAGCGCGCGAAGAAGCGCGACGCGACGCTGAAGGACCTCCAGTCGGCCGGCGTCGACGCCGGCGCGCTGGCGACGTCTGGCGCGATGACGTTCACCGAGGCGTTCGGAGCTCAGAAGCCGCGCAAGGCGGCAGGACTGAAGCCGTCGGGCCTGGCGTCGGAGTCTGGCGACTACCAGAAGAACCTCGCGGAGATCCTGCGCTCCGCGCCGCGCGCATCCGAGGCGGTCACCGACCTGGCGATGCGGTGGTCCGGGATGGTCGAGGAGATGACCTCGGCGACCGGGATGCTCGACAGCGGCCTGAACGCCGTCTGGGGCGCGCTCGACAGCGGCCTGTCGACCGTCTTCGAGAGGCTCACGGACAAGACGCAGACGTTCAAGTCCGCGATCTCGACGATATTCTCGTCGCTGGTCAGCAGCATACTCGCCGAGCTCGGCCGGCTGGCGGCGGCCTGGGCGTTCAAGATGCTCCTGAACTTCGTCCCGGGTGTGGGCTCGGTGCTATCGGTCGGCGGCGGCGGGACGATCATGCAGAAGATCGCCGGCGGCGCGAAGTCGAGCTCGCCGGGCGGGATCACGGTCAACGTGTCGTCGCTCGACACGCGAGGAGCGACCCAGGCGTTCACCTCGCCGCGGGGCGGCGTGCGCGAGGCGCTGCGCGACATGCAGCTCGCGAGGGCGTTCTGATGCCGTCCGGGACTACGCGTTTCCTCGACAACTTCACCACGAGCGGCCTGGCGTCCTGCGCGTTCTACCGCAACGGCGGGAGCTCAACGCCAGACTACGGCGTCGACCCGAACTACGGCGTGGCGAACCTGCTGAACCCGGATCGGTACGCTATGTTCTCGTGCATCTACGGCGGGATCGTGTTGTACGACCTCGGGGGGAGCAAGACGGCTCTGTACCTGGGCGGGCACAATCTCGACGCCGGCGCCAGCGCGTTCCCGTACCAGTTCCAGTTCTACAGCTCGCCGGCCGCGGCGACGCTCACGGTAACGACCTGCGCGACGGCTGCCGGCGCGTCGGTCATGACGCGCTCCGCGTTCGACTTCGCCGCGGCTGGCGTCGTGCTCGGGATGATGGTCAAGGGCGCCGGCGCCGACACGTTCTCGGTGGTGACCTCCGTCGCGGTCGGCTCGGTCGGGCTCAACAGGCCGGCGGCCGGCGGCGCCGGAACGGCGAGCTTCTACGGCTGGACGCTGCAGGCGACGCCAAACTTCCAAACGCAGACCGGCGGCGGGCGCGACACGCTCTACACGCTGCCGACTCCGGTGACGGCGCGTTACTGGCGAGTCGTCCCGCAGTCGGACTCGGGCGGCTGGGCGATCGGTTCGCTGTTCGTCGGCGGAAACAAGGCAGACCTCGGCTTCTCGTTCTCGCCGACGACCGGCGGCCGCTACGTGCGCGCGCTGGTGAGCGCGCCGAGCGTCTCAGACCTGGCGATCACGAATGAGACGGGCCGGCCGCACAAAGAGTTCGCGCTGAAGTTCCTGCGCGTGAAGCAAGCGACGTTCGACCAGCTCCTCGCGCAAGCCGCGTCCGCGCCGTTCACCATGCTCGACGCGTACGGCGCGACGTTTCAGGCGATGATGAGCTCGCCGATGGAGTGGGACGTCGAGTTCGGCGTGCCGGACCTGTACAACGTGACGTTCCCCATCCGGGTGCTCCAGTGATCGAGGTCACGCCGTCGTTCAAGGCCGCATGGGCGAGCCTGACGTCGCGGCGACCGATCGCGCTCGCGCAGATCGACCTCCCGGGCCGCTCGCTGTTCGTGGCGACGGACTCGATCCGGATCGGGACTCAGCAGTACGAGCCGATCCTCGGAGCGGGCACGATCAGCAACGCCGGGAAGTTCCTGTCGACGTCGCTCGCGCTCGCGTCGGCTCAGTTCACGCTCATCGACAAGCCGACGTCGTTCGGCGCGTCGCTGGTCGCGTTCCTGGCGGCGTACCAGTGGGTCGGCGCCGGCGTCACGATCTGGTTCACCGATCGGTCGCTGACGCTGATCGACGACGCGCTGCCGAAGTTCTCAGGCGTGATCCAAACGTACTCGGTGAAGACGGGCGCGATCGCCGTCACCTGTTCGCAGTCGCGCGAGTTCAACCGCACGATCACGCCGCAGACCGTGACGCGCGCGAACAACCCGCAGGCGCCGGACGCCGCAGTCGGCGGATCGCTGACGACCTGGTACGGCGCCGTCCGCGGGCTGCCGATGCGCTCGCCGCATACCGCGCGCTACGGTCCCGCGCAGCGGTACCGCGAGGATTACAACGGCGGCGACCGAGTCGGGAAGGGGATCCTGGTCGACATTGGCCGCGGCGGCGGAGCGAGCAACCCGCCGGCGAAGGTCATGGTCTCCGGGCACGCGCTCAAGACGCTCGGGCAGACCTACCCGGCGCAAACGGGAACGAACGTCTTCATGCGCGGCAAGGACGGCCGCGCGCATGTCCTAGAGGTCTGGGGCGACGTCTTCAACGCGGCCGACGGCGCCGGCTTCTACCTGCGCGACACTCCGACGACTTACGACGCCGTGACGACCGCGAGCGGTAACCCGGTGATCAGTCGCGTCGCGGGATGGTCCGGTGTGGTCTCCGGGATGCGGATCGCGAGCTCAGGGCAGATTCGACCGGACACTCAGGTCCTGTCGATCGCCGGGACGAACCTGACCATGTCTCGCACCGCGAGCGGGTCGGCAAGCGGTGTCGACCTGGTCTTCGAGGCGTTCACGGCATGGGCTCCGGTGCCGTACTCGCGCATCGACACCGGAGTCGATGAGCGAATGGCGAACGAGCTGGGCTTCCCGAACCTGACCATCGACAACCCGAACGCGCTGCTCGACCCGTCGACCGAGTTCGCGTACTGCCGGCTCGACACGCACGGGGCCGGCGGCCTGTCCGGAGGCGCCGGCGCCGTCGTGGCGCGCTTTGGTGACGTGGAAGCGCAGGGGACTGCGGTCGACGTCGAGTTCGTGGTGACCTACCGCACGAGCGCCGTCGTGGCCAGCGTGTTCCTGGCGATCCTTCAGACGCATCCGGGCACGAGTGAAACCGCGATCTATGGTCCCGTCCTGCTGCCGGCGTCGACCTCGATCACGACGCGCCGGATCTCGCTGGTGGCGGACTGCGCGGGCTGGCCGAGCGGCGTCCAGGTGCCGTCGTTCGCGACGTCTCAGTACAAGATCGAGATGGGGATCGCCGCACAACCTCCGTGGGACGGCGACGTGAGCCTGCCGCCGTATCAGTACGGCTCGCTCGACTGGTTCCAGGCCGGCGCCGCGGTGCGGTACACGCCGTCGCAGCTCGACTTGACGACCGGGAAGACGCTCGTGCCGGTGGTCCTGCCGCGGCCGAGCTCGAACTCGGGGATCGACTCGTCGTCCTTCACGACCTACACCGAGAAGGCGTTCGACACGAACGTAAGCGACCAGACCGGCGAGTTCTTCGCGAACGTCGAGGGCTGGGCGGACCCGGACGGCACGTTCACCGGGTCGGCCGGCGCGCTGGTCGAGCGTCCGCCCGACGTCGTAAATCACATTCTGCAGACGTACGGCGGGGTCGATCCGCTCGCGATCACGACGGGGGCGGGGGCGCTCGGGTCGTTCGTCGACGCGCGCGCGGCTCTGAAGACCTGGGCGGGAACGGACATGGTCCTCGGGTTCTCGTTCAGCACTCCGACGGCGATCTCGGCGCTGCTGTCCTGGATCATGTCCGCGTCGGTCTCCGACGTCTGGCGAGCGACCTCGGACGGCTCCTGGCGGTTCCTGCCGTGGCTGCCGGCGCCGGCGCTGACCTTCCCGCGGCTGCTGACGCTGCTCGACCTGATGGATCCGACGACCGGGCCGGCGCTCGCGGTGACGCCGGACGCGAACGCGCTGTCGGGGCTCTCGGTGAACCACGGGTACGACGCGCTCGCCGGTGGCTACCTGCACACGTCCGCGGCGACGGCGTCGAGCTCGGTCGCCGGGTTCGAGTTCCATTCGATGCGCGACGGCGGGCCGTTCGTCGTCGTGACGACTGGAGACGACGCGGTCGACGTGATCTACGCCGACGGCTCCACGGCGACGGTCCTGCTGCCGGCGGGAACGTACACGCGCGAGTCGATCATCGGGCAGCTCTGCAGCAGCTTCGGGAGCGGCTGGTCGTTCGGCTTCGGCGACGAGGTCGTGGTCTTGAAGAACGACTGCATCACGACGACGGTCGGCGCGGCGACGGTCAACGCCTACATGACGCCGGGGACGTATACCTGCGAGGCGCGCGCGACGGAGGCTGCTCGCGCGCTGAACGCGGTCACGGCCGGCGGAGGCTGGGCGGTCACGTACAACCGCGCGACGCGCCGGTACACGTTCGCGCGAGCTGGCGGCGGGTACCTGGCATTCGGCTCCGGGGACATGCCGAGCCGGAGCGCGGCGGCGTTGTTCGGGTTCGCCTCGGTGAACCACGGGTTCGGAACGACCTGGACGGCTCCGGGCGAGGTCGAGGAGGGCCGGCTCGGGATCTCGGTTCCGGCCGCGGCGACGCTGCGCTGGCGCAACGGGCCGAAAGGGCTGCTGGGCACGAAGACGTCGGCCTGGGAGCTGCTCGGGTTCGATTGGGTCGTCGACGCGAACGGCGTCGTCGACGCTGGGAGCTCGGTGTCCGGGACCTACTTCGTCGCCGACTGTCCGCGGTTCGAGCTGGAGGGCGTTCTCGCCTCGGCGAACGCGGTCACCGGCGAGAAGACGCCGGTCCAGGTCGACGGGCGCTGCCTGTACGACGGCCGGACGGCAGTCGAGGTGCGGAATCGGCTCGTGGCGCTGCTGCCTCCGCCGCGCGGCGTGGTGACCTTCGCGTCGGAGACGCTGCCGGAGCTGGAGCGCGGCGACGTGTTCGGATTTTCTGCTGACGTGGACGGGCTCCGTCCGTACGGTGTCGCCGGGACCGACGGTTCGTGGGCGGGGAAGGTATTTCGGGTCCTGGAAGAACACGCAAACTTCGGTGACGCGTGGCACTCCGAGATCGTGGCGATCGACCTGACGAACTGAAGGGGGACAGATCATGGGGACCTTTGGCGCGACGCGCGTCTATGACATTTCGCCGCCGGCCGCGCAGTTCACCGGCGGGCAGACGTACTACTCGGGCGCGTTCCCGTGCGCTCGCGCTCGGATGATCGTCTTCAGGCTGCGGCACACCGGGTCGCCGACCGGATGCACGGTCACCTATAACCCGCGCATGGGCACGACCGCGCCGACCGTGGTCGGAAGCGGCGACGGGCTGATCGAGGGTGGCACGCTGCAGCAGGTGACCAGCGTCGGCGCGAACCCGCCGGCACTCGTCGCGAACACGGACATGGTGTTCGTCCTGGTTCCGTCCAACGCGAACCATTACGGGCTGCCGATGGAGTGGTGCTCGATGAGAATCCCGTCGGTCGCGACTGCCGGGACGAACCTGACGGGCGTCTCGCTGACGGCGACCGTCGTTTACGACACTTCGGACGCCGCGTCTGGCGCTCCGCTCGGACCGTCGACCAGCTCTTAAGGAGCCTCGCATGTCGCTGACCACGAACAAGCTGCGGACGCTGCTCGCCAACGGCGGCGTGAACCTGTCCTCGGACACGCTCAAAGCGGTCCTCGTGACGTCCGGGTACACGCCGAACGCCGATCACAACTTCCTCGACTCGATCACGGCGAGCACCTCGAAGGAGCTCTCGGGAACCGGGTACACGGCCGGCTTCGGCGGCTCGGGCCGCAAGACGCTGGCGTCCGTCACGGTGACTCAGGACGACACGAACGACCTCGCGGTGTTCGACGCTGCGGACCTGACCTGGACGGCGATCAACGCTGGAACGGTCGCCTACGTGGCGATCGTGAAGGAGATCACGGACGACGCGCACTCGCCGATCCTGGCGGTGCTGTCGCTGTCGCCGGCGGTGACGACGAACGGCGGAGACCTCACGATCCAGTTCAGCGCGAGCGGTCTGATCACGTTCGCGTAAGGGAAGGGCCGGGAACATGGGCATCGGAAGGACTGCGCGGGGGACGTTCTCGGGTACGACGCCGTCGGGTTCGATCACGACCGGATCGGTCACGGTCGGCGCGACGGGGTCGTGTCTCGTGGTCTGGATAGCCTGCCTCGACGGCGGGAACGGCACGTTCGACGGCGTGACATGGAACGGGCAGTCCTTCTCGTCGCTGGGATCGAACGGCCCCGGGCCGGTATTGTCCGGGGTCTACCTCGCCAACGTGACGGCGGGGAGCTATCCGATCGTCGTCGACCTGACGTCGGCGGGGACGTGGGATTCCTACGCGATCACGGTAACCGAGGTCACGGGCTGTACAACGGCTCCGGCGGACAAGTTCAAGGGTGCAAACGGGTCGAGCGCGACGCCGTCGACGGGGGCATCGGCGGCGCTCGCGCAGGCGGCCGAGATCGTGATCGCGGCCTGCGTGTGGCAGAACACCGCGATCGGCGGGACGTGGGGCAACTCGTTCAACGCCGGGCAGAACGACACGGCGGGGGCGGGTCTCGCGGCGGTCGCGATCGAGGAGGGCTACAAGACCGTTGCGGCGACGACGGCCGTGACGGCGAACAAGACGAGCGCGCCGAACAAGGCGTGGGCGATCCGGCTCGCGACGTTCAAAGAAGGCTCTGTGGCGCCGCAGACCGGGACCCCGGGCTTCGGGCAAGGCGTGGCGACGGCGCTCGCTGCCGTGGCGCTGGCGGGCCTGGTGACGGCATCCTGCGGGCATCCGACCGGGACCGCGACGGCGCATGGGGTGACGGCGATCTGCGGGCCGGTGTCGACCTCCGCCGGCACGGCGACGGGCACGTCGTTCGCGCTGGCGGTCACCGAGACGGCGAACCGCTCCGTCGGCGTTGACCTGGCGCCGGCGCGTGCGTCGGCCTGGCCGGTCACGACCGCGAGCTCGCGGCCGAGCGCGATCGAGGACACGCCGCTCGCGGTGCTCCTGGACGGCGAGTCCTCGCCGATGACGCTGCGCGCTGTCGGCACGCTCGGGAACCTGGGAGACCAGCAGCTCGACACGTACGAGACGGCAGCGAGCGTCCTCGGGACCACGCCGGGGACCATGACGATCGACGCGGGCGGGTTCGCGAATACCGGGATCGCGGGGTCGGGAGCCATCTCCGGCGTCGTGTTCTACGCGTTCGCCAGGGTGACGAAGGACGCGCACGCGACGGTCTCGAACTTCCGGACGGCGTTCCCGTCCGGGACGTTCTCGGCTCCGCCGCAGGGCACGTACGCGAGCGTCGCGGAGTTCGGAGTCGTGTCGACGGAGCTCGTCACGACCATGAACGGAACCGACCCGTGGACGTGGGCGTCGCTGTTCTCGGCGCTTGCCGCCGTGGAGCTGCGGGCGACGTACTCGTTCAGTGGCGGGCACCAGTTCGACGAGTTCGCGCAGCTCGAAGTCGCCGAGCTCTGGTGCGAGGTCCGCGGGCCGATCGGTACGCCGCAGGTCGAGTATAGCGTCCCGCTCAAGATGGGCGAGATCATCGTCCCGCTCACCATGCCGGCGGAGATCAACGGGGGGCAGCAATGAGCACGACCGACAAAGAGATCGTGATCGGGGCAACGCTGAAGACGATCACGGTTCCCGTCCTCGACTCGAACGGCGACCCGCGGGACCTTACCGGCGGCTCGGTGCGGCTCCAGGGCGTGTCGCCGGACATTGTGACGACCATCGACGAGGTCGGAACGATCGTCGACGGTCCGGGCGGGATCGCGAAGTGGTACGAGGCCGGCGACCTGCTCGCGCTCGGTGACCTGGGCGGCAAGCCGCGGGCGACGTTCGTGTTCCGCGTCGAGTTCGTCGACGCGAGCGCGAAGAAGGACTGGACGCCGGAGTTCGACGCGTACTTTGTTCCGCCGCCGGCGGTCTGAACGTGCTGACGCTCGACGTACAGATCCAGGGGACGGGCGCGCTGACGTTCCTGAAGAACTCCGCGAAGCACACGAAGTACGCGATCGCGAACGCGCTGAACCAGACGCTGAAGGACGTTCAGGTCGCCGAGCGCGCGCCGCTCGCGGATCAGCTTCACCTCCGCGGGAAACGCGAGTTCCTGCTGCGGCAGATCGCGGTCCTGACGTTCGCCAGCGCGGCGCGATCGACGTTCGAGGGCCGCGCGCGGATCGGACAGAGGCCGGGGCTGATGCTCTCGAAGTTCGAGTCCGGCGGGACGCACCAGGCGTCGCGCGGTCCGAACGTGGCGGTTCCGAAGATCGGCGGCGCGCGGCCGACCGCAGACTCGGACGTTCCGGAGGCGTACTACCTGCGCACGCTCGCGCTCAAGTCGCGCGCGTCGCGCGCGCAGAAGCGCGTCGGCGGCGTGGGCCGGATCACGGGCAATAACGACACGTTCCTGGTGCCGAACGTCGGGATCTACCAGCGGCAGGGGACGAAGGTCGTCAAGCTCTACTCGCTGCGGCCGTTCGTGAGCATACCGAAACGGCTGAACTTCCAGCAGACCGGCGTCCGCGTCGCGAATGCGCGCTGGCCGATCAACATGAAGGCCGCGATCGCGTACGAGGTCGCGCGCGAGTTCAAGGCCACAACCCAGAAGGCGTTCAGTACATGACGAAGCTCTGCACGGTGAAGGCTGGCGGCGAGGTGCTCGCGGTGGTGCAGTTCGAGTGCCCGGACGGGATCAACCCGTACGCCGTGATCGAGGACGTGGTCGAGGTGCCGGAGCTGGCCGCGCCGGCGAGCATGAAGCCGGCGCTGGACGGCGGGCTCGGTCCCGACGCTCCGCCGGTGAAGCTGCCGGACGGCGGACCGACGGAGCTCTAGGCGGTAGGGGACGTCGCGCCGCGGCGCGTGCGAGCGGACTCCCGGCGTCCGCGGCCGGCGCGTCGCGGTCGCGACACTTTCGGAGGTGTGGTCGTGGTCCTTTCGGCGCAACAGGTCGTCACGACGTTCGGGGACCCGGCTCGATTCATCGACCCGGCGGGACACGTTTCGGGCACGTGGGAGCTGGCGATCCTGCGACCGTTCCCGCTTCCGGCGCCGCTGCCGTTCGCGGGCTCGACGGCGCTCGTGCGGATCGTCCGCTGTCACCGGCTGATCCTGCCGTTCATGCGCCAGGCGTTCGAGGAGATTTACGTCGAGGGCGCATGGTCCGAGCTCGGAGACTTCGGCGGCTGTTACTGCTGGCGGACTCAGCGCCAGGCGCCGACCGCGCGCTCGCGGCACTCGTGGGGGATCGCGGTCGACGTCAACGTCGCGCACAACGGGTTCCTGCAACCGCCGAACATGGCGCCGGCGATCGTTTCGGCGTTCAAGCGCGCCGGGTTCGCATGGGGCGGCGAGTTCGTACACCGGCCGGATCCGATGCACTTCGAGTTCGCCGACCTCGGCCGACTGGTCCAGCGGTGAGCGACCTGGCGTTGCAAATCGTCTCGCTTGCGGTCGGCGCTGCCGTGACTGGCGGCGGCGCCTACGTGGCCGTGCGCGTGAGTGTCGCGAAGCTCGAAGCGTATCGCGAAGGGGACCTGTTATGGCGCAAGGGAGTCGAGGCGGCACTCGGGATGGGCGAGGCGGCGAACGGCTCGGCGTTCATGCGGCGCGGGGAGTGCAGGGTCCTGCACGAGCAGGCGCAGGCCGGGGAGCGGCGCGTCTCGGATCAGGTCGAGGCGGTGGCTGTGGAGGTCCACGGGGTTCGCGAAGCTGTTGGGGAGATGCGAGAGGCGGTCGCGGGGCTCGGCGGGAGAATGTCGTCGGTCGAGCGGCAGATCCAACAAGGGGGGGCAATGTGAAAAAGGTCATGGCGTTTGCGGCGGTGTTCCTGGTGGTCGTGGCAGGTGTGTCCTGGGCGCAGGCGGCGATGCCGCCGAGTCCCGACGCCGCGCGCGCGTGGTTCAATCTCAACGCGGTTCTGATCACGCTCGTCTTCGGCTTCGTCTGGAAGTTCGTCCCGGCGCTCAAGGCGTGGGCGAACTGGCTGATCCCGTGGCTGTCGTTCGCGGGGTTCGCGCTGGCGTCGGTCGTCGGCGCGCAGGCCACGAGCACGCCGATCGGCGACGTCGCCGTCGCGGTCACGGGCGCGGCGCCGCATCAACCGCTATCCGTCACGCTGTCGCACGCGGCGACGAACGTCGGCTCGGCGGTGCTCGCGTTCGAGACGATCGCGCGGCCGATCCTGAAGCTGCTCGGAATCAAGAAGCCGTAATCGCGGGTTCACTAGCCGGGGAAGGATCCACGGTTTTTTCTACTTGCGCGCCGAGAACTTGCCCGGGTAATCTGCCCGTCGTCGAGATCAGCGCGCTCGCGTGAGGGATCATGCAGCGGGTCGCGCGGAACTGGTCGACGCGGTTCAGTTCGTTCGTCGGCGAGGTGACGGTGACGGGGTTCGTGCGTCGCCTCGACGGGGCGGGCTGTCCGGTGACAGTGCAGGCGGTGTACCAGTGGATAAGCGGTCGGACGTCGCCGCGCCGGACGGCGCTCGCAGCGATCGAGCGGGTCTCGGGCGGAGCGGTGACAGCAGCAGACGTTCGACAGCACATGGAGGTCGTCGGACATGGCCGGAGCGGTTCGTGTACCGTCGTCGCGCGGCAGACGCGACACGATCGAGGCTGACGCCGCTGCGCGCGGGGCATGGGTCCCGCGCGCAGCGGCGTTTCACGTTCAGACCAGGAGGGCATGAAGCATGGCGGAGCCGAACCTGTTGAGGCTGGAGACGCTCGCCGACGGCGCGGCGGTCGAGCTGTTCGAGGCGGCGCTCGCGCGCGCGCTGGAGAACATTGACGACCCGAACACCGATCCGGAGCAGGTCCGTAAGATCGTCCTGACCGTGACGCTGCGGCCGGACTCGAAGCGGCGCGACCTCAAGATCGGGATCCAGTGTACCCAGAAGCTCGCGGCGATGGTGCCGGTGACGACGACGGCGTTCGTCGGTCGCAACGCGGGCAAGCTGGCGGCGGTCGAGGCGTTCTCGCAAGAGTCGCTGTTCCCGTCGCCGAACTCGCGGCCGACTCCGGTCGCGTCGGAGGCATAGAGCATGGCAACCGAAGTGCAGGGAAGCTCCGGGATGGTGCACGAGATCGCAGACTTGACCGCGGTTCCGGTCGTGGTCAACGGGCAGATCCTCGCGCCGGATCGGTTCGAGGTGATTCCGCCGCCGGCGCCGTACAAGGCCGACACGCTGGTCCTCTCGTCGCTGTCGGCGATCGAGGCGTACGTCGAGAAGAACGTCGACGAGCTGCAGCTCTCGGACCTGATGCTGATCGTGTCCGAGGATCGCGTCGTGCTCGTGAACCATCTGGGGGCGGCCGACGCCGTCGAGCAGCGCCGGCGCGAGGCGTTCGTCGGCGCGCAGTACCACACGGCGCCGTTCGGCTGGGGCGGTTTCATGGAGGCCGAGGCGTTCATGATCGCGCTTCAGACGCGGTTCGTGAAGACGCCGGCGCGCGACGAGCTGCTGAAGCTGCTCGGCTCGATCCGCGGCTCCGACGTCGTCGACTCGGCTGACGACGGGGTGACGCAAGAGGTGAGCGTCGTCCGCGGCGCGGCGATCAAAGAGCGCGCGGCGATCCAGAACCCGGTCCGCCTGCGGCCGATCCGAACGTTCACCGAGGTCGAGCAGCCGGAATCGCCGTTCGTGCTCCGGGTGCGCGGCGGCGGGCCGAACCTGCCGACGATCGCGCTGTTCGAGGCCGACGGCGGCGCGTGGAAGGCCGAGGCGGTGAAGAACGTCGCCAAGTGGCTCCGCGAGCACGTCGCGGAAGTCGCGGTGATCGGATAACAGTCCGGCGGCGGCCGGCAGCGCAGCCTACGGAGCGGGGGCGACGCGGGCGAGCGGGCCGGCCGCTGTTGAAGTTCTGAAGTTCAGGAGGGAGGCCGCATGGACGAGCAACTGCCGTTCTCGAACGAGACGACGAGCTTTGACGCCGCGGTGACTCAGGCGCGATCGAAGGTCCAGGCCGACGAGCGGAAGGTGCTCGACGCGGTCCAGGACGGGTACGACCGAGGCATGTCCGGGATGACGCGCGACGAGATCGAGCGCGCGACCGGGCTCGCGATGCAGACGGTTACGCCGCGAGTCGACGGTCTGAAGCGAAAAGGGCTCCTGGTCGAGATGGAGCTGACGCGCCGCACGCGCCGCGGGCGCGCAGCGCACGTCCTGCGGCCGGCGCGAGTCGCCGCGGACATGACGAGCTCGAAGCGCAAGTCCCAGAACGCCGGCCGCATCGTCGCGGCGCTGTCGCGCGAGCGCGCAGCGATCGTCGCGCGGCTGGAGTCCGAGGCGTCGAGCGCCGACCCGCGCATGTCGGCGGCGCATCTGCTGCGCGGCGTGGCGGAGTGGATCCGCGTCCGCGCCGAGAAGACCGAGGCCAGCGCCGGCGGTGACTCGTGAGCGGCGCCGCGTCTCCCGAGGTCGTCCCGGGCTCGACCTCGACGGTCGACCCGCCGCTCGTTCACCTGGTCATGAAGGCGGACTGGCCGCTCGCGCTCTGCGGCGCGAACGTCTCGGAGCACCTCGGGACGGCGGCGCCAGGCCGCGACCGCTGTCCGGACTGCCTTCGGATCGCGCGCGACCGCGGGCTCGGCCGGCCGGGATGGACGCGATGAGCCGGCGCGAGTTCCAGGAGGAGTTCGAGGCGCGCGAGGCCGAGCTGCGCGAGCTAGACGAGAGGATCCCGGCGCTGCGCGAGTACGACCCGCAGGCGTTCGCGCGGGCGATCGAGCTCGCGACCGCGCCGCTACGCGAGCGACTGGCCGAGGTGCACCGGCTCGCGGAGCCGTCGAGCGTCCCGGAGTGGCTGCGGATCGAGCTGCGCAAGCCGGTCGAGCGGATAGACGCTCAGTCGGGGCGCGATCTGATCGGCATGATGCGGCAGTCCGAGGACGACTTCCTCGCGAGCGGTTGGATGCTGTTGGACTCGATTCGGTGGCCGAGAGGTGGAAGCGCGACGTGAGCAAGCGCAGTCACGGTCCGAGGCGGTGGCAACGGCCGGTCGGACGGTCGGGCCTGGTGACGCTGGTCTATGCGATGCGCGCGGTGTGGCGCGAGGCGGTGCTCGATCAATGCGCGAGCATCTGCGACCGGCTCGCGACCGTCGTCCATTCGCAGCCGGAGGAGGTAGCGTCGTCGGCGTTCTGGGCATTCGAGCGAAACGAGTGGGACAAGTTCGTCCGGGCGGTCTGGGATTCTGCGGGGGTGAAGGGGTGACGCCGTATTACGACGAGGGCGGGATCACGATTTACCACGGCGACGCGCTGCCGATCCTGGGCAAGCTGCCGTCGCAGTCGTGCGGCCTGGTGCTGACCGACCCGCCGTACAGCTCGGGCGGCTTCTACCGCGGCGACCGGATGCAGGCGACGTCCGAGAAGTACCACGAGGGCGGCGAGCCGGAGTTCCACGGCGACAACAAGGACCAGCATGCGCACCAGTACTGGACGGCGCTCTGGCTGACCGAGTCGCGGCGCATCCTGGCGGACAGCGAGGTCGTGGCGCTGTTCTGTGACTGGCGCCAGCTCGCGTCGACGACGGACGCGGTCCAGGCCGCGGGGCTGATCTATCGCGGCGTCGTGGTCTGGGACAAGACGGAGCGCGCTCGGCGATTCCCGGGGCGGTTCGGGCCGCAGAGCGAGTTCGTGGTCTGGGGCAGCCGTGGTCCGCGGGGCTGCGACTACGATTGGGCGCTCCGAGGTGTGTTCCCGATTCCGGCGCCGTTCGGGTCGGAGCGCGAGCACATGACGCAGAAGCCGGTCGCGCTCATGAAGGAGCTGATGCGGATCGCGCCGGCAGACGGCGTCGTGCTCGACCCGTTCATGGGCTCCGGCACGACGCTGGTCGCCGCGAAGGCGCTTGGCCGCAGGGCGATCGGGATTGAGATCGAGGAGAAGTACTGCGAGGCCGCGGTGCGGCGGCTCGCGCAGGAGGTCTTGCCGGTATGACGTGGTTCTCGGTCGCGATCCTGTTCGCGGTGTCCTTCACCTCGCCGGCGCGCGACGCCGGGTCGCCGGAGCCGCCGGCGCGGTGCTTCTGCCGCGACACGACGACGGCCGCGGCGGTCTGCTCCGACGTCACGGCGTTTGAGGTCTGGCGCCAGCGCCAGGCGCCGACCGCGGTCCGGCTCGGGAGCACGCTGTACTCGAACCCGGATTCGATGCGGGTGAACTGGCCGCAGGTCCGGATCGAGGCGGCGCTAGACTCCGTCGCGACGTTCGCAGCTCCGGGCACGATGCCGGGGACGCGCGTGACGCTGACGCTGCCGGACTCGCTGACGCTGGGATGGTGGTACTACGTGCGCGCGCGGGACACCTCCGGGAACCGCGCGTGTCTGTCGAATGGGTTCTGGAGGTGAGACGCCAGGGAGGCGGGCCGATGCCGCGGAAGGGGACCAGGGCGCACCAGCTCTACGATCAGCGCAGGGCGAACAAGGAGTGCGTCGAGTGCGGAGCACCGATGGACCGGGCGGGCACGCGCTGTACGGGCTGCTGCGCGCGCGCCGCGGTGAACGTGGAGAACGCGAAGACGAAGGCGCGCGCCGCGGTGCCGGACATGGCGCGGGCGCTGGGGATTCCCGAGGGGCCGACGCTCGCGTCGCGCCGCTCGACGCGTGGGTAAGAACCCGCCAGGGCTGCGCGTCGCGTGCGCGCGGATCGGGCGGGACTACAAGCCAGGATCTCCGGCGCCGGAGGGCTTCGAGTCGTGGGCCGAGTGGTGTCAGGTTCAGCAGCAGATCGAGCAGGGGCAGCAGCCGTGCGCGAGGTGCGGCCGGTGGCTGTACCCGATCGAGTGCAGCGAGAAGACGGTCTTGCGTGTCGGCAGGACGAACGACGGACACCGGATCACGCTCACCGGCGCGCTCTGCCACGACTGCGCGACGTCCTCGGCAGGATAGGGTCCGCGCGAAGGCGCTCGCAGATCACGCCAGCGCAGCGTCGAGAACTGGACGATCTCGCTCGGGCCGTCGTCATGACGCGCTGGGGGATGACTCCGGTCGAGAAGAAGGGCGGGCGCGTTGCCTGGCGCGGGATCTGTCCGAAGTGCAAGCGCGAGGGCTGGGTGCAATGGGCACACATAGTTCCGATCAGCGCGGCGTCGGCTCTGCGCTGGGACCCGGACAACGCGCTGCCGCTCTGCGCGCGGGATCATCTGTTCTGGTGGCACAAGTTCCCGACGGCCGTCGCGGTCTGGGTCCGAGAGCTGCTCGGCGACGCTGCGATCGACCGGCTGGAGTTCAAAGCAAAGGCGACCACGGGTAGTCCGCAGTACGAGATCCGACGACTGGCGCTGCTGCAGGACGTCGCACGCGCTCAGGCCGCAAACACGGAGGTGTAGAAGCATGTACGCGAAGATCCATCGGGCGCTTTGGGACGGGACGCTCGCGGGCTCCTGGCAGGGCTGGACGGTGTTTGTGTTCCTGCTGGCGCATTGCGACTCAGAGGGCGTCGTCGACATGACGCCGCGGGCGATCGCGGCGCGCTCGGGCCTGCCGCTCGCTGACGTCGAAACGGGCCTGGCGGCTTTGGAGGCTCCGGACCCGGAGTCGAGGAGCGACGGGTACGAGGGCCGCAGGATCGTCCGGCTCGACGAGAATCGGTCGTGGGGCTGGTGGATCGTCAACCGGAACAAGTGGCGCGACCTGAAGGACACCGAGGAGATCCGCGCACAGAGCCGCGAGCGGGTCCGACGCTGGCGCGAGCGTAACGGTAACGTTCCGAAACGCTCGGTGACTCCGGGTAACGCGCCGTTACGCCAGACAGAGACAGAGGGAGAGAGAGAGAAGATTACGCCGCGTCCTTCGGCCGCGGCGCTCCGCACCAGCGCAGCCGGGGAGCCGGACAGCTCGCAGCAGGATCTCTCGCAGACGCCAGGCGGTCGTCCTGGAGCTCGAAAGGCCGAAGACGGGTCGGAAGTCCCAGCGCCGGCCGCGGCCGTCTCCGGCGATCCTGCGCAGCCTGTCGAGCTCTCGATCGAGATCGCGCCGATGTTCGCCGACGTCGTCCCGCTTCCGCTTCGGGTCGAGGGGAAGTTCTGGACGCCGCTCGCGGTCGACTTCGAGTCCTGGTCGCAGGCGTACGCCGGCGTCGACCTGATGCACGAGTGGCGCAAGATGCTGGCGTGGCTCGACGCGAAGCCGCGCCGGCGCAAGACGGCGCGTGGCATGCCGGCGTTCGTGCAGAGCTGGCTCCGCGGAGCCGAGTCGGAACCGGGTCGGAGGACCGGCGCGCGTCGCGCGAGCGACGAGGCGTACGTCGCCGCGAATCTGCGGTCGCTGCAGGGGGTCTCGTGAAGTACTCGGCCGCGGTTCCACGGGAAACACCGGACGCCAGCGAACGCGACCTGGGCTCGGTCCTCGACTCGGTCTTGAAGACGTTCGAGGACGTCGAGTGCTCCGACTGCGGCAAGGTCTGGGGACGGCGCCGGGGCGAGGACGTGGCCCGGTGTCCCGACTGTACGACTTCGGCAGCGAACCGCGATCGGTTCAGGTCCGAGGCGCGCTACCTGGAGTCGGACGGCGACCGGCTGATTGATCGGTGGCTCAAGTCGGCCGGCATGACCGAACGCGAGCTCACGGCCGAGCTGGTGAGGATCCCGAAGCCGCTCTGGTCGGCGCTGTCCGGGAAGGCGCGCGAGGTCGTGGCGGCGATGCAGGCCGGCACCGAGACGCGGCGGGCGTTCGGGATCTCGGGTCCGGCCGGCTGCGGGAAGTCGTTCGCGCTCTCGGCGCTGATGCGCGGGTACGCGCGCGCGACCTGGCGCCGGAACGGTCCGACAATGGGCATGGGGGCAGCTCGGCAGCGGCTCGCGTGGGTTCGCTGGCCGGAGCTCGTTCACCGGCTCCGCGTCACGGCCGCGGCGAAGGACGGCGGTGTCGAGGACGCGACGCGGCTCGTCGAGCGGCTCGCGAAGATGGACTGGTGCGTCCTGGACGACCTCGGCGCCGAGCGGATGCGCGGCTCGGACTATGCGGACGATTGGGCGACGTCGCTTCTCGACCTGTTGATCGACACGAGGTACAACGCGCTGCGGCCGACCTGGTGGACGACGAACCTGGAGGCGCCGGCGTTCGTGAGCCGCTACGGCGCCAGAATGTTTTCGAGGCTGGCCGGGGACAACCCGGTCGTGAACGTGCGAAACGTTTCAGACCTGCGGATGGGAGGGCCGACGGTATGAACTGGCAGGTGCTCGCCGCGTGCGTTGTCGTCGCGGCTGCGGTGTACGCGCTGGGGGTGTGGATCGAGCGGGAGCAGAATCGGCGACGAGCTCGTCGTGAACGCGAGACGTTCGCCAGGCTGCACCGAACGGCGATGGTCGAGGGACACGGCTTCGTGAGGTACGACTGCAGCTCGCGCGAGGTCGAGCTGATCGACGGCGCCGCGCTGTACGTGCGCGGGGAGATCGAGAAGGCCAGCGCGCGCCGGCTGCAGTCGTGAAAGAGGACGGGCTCGGGATGCTGATCGCGGCCGCGAACCGCGAGCACCGGCCGGCATTCACCGAGCGCGCCGCGCTTGTCACGGAGTACCCGAACGCCGCAGAGCGGCGACGTGGCAAGAGGCGGCGGAAACTGTGGGTCGTCGTCATGACCGAAGCGCATCGGCTCGTGAAGCCGACGCGGGACGATGACGACGAGCGCGGCGGCAGGACGTACGGCGCGTGGGGGAAAGAACACGGAGGGCGTTAGATGCTCGTGCTCGGAGTGAAGGAGGGCGACGGCTTCTGGGTCGGGGACGTGAACGTGCGCGTGCTCAAGATCGACGAGAACGAGTACGGGACCATCCTGCGGATCGGGATCGACGCTCCGGAATCGACTCAGGTCACGCGGTACAAGCTGGGGATCGAAGCGCACCGCGCCGGGCAAGCCGCGCGGGCCAGGAGGGAGCGAACAGGATGAAGACGGCAAGATGGATCGCAGTCGGCGTGCTCGTCGCGTCGGCGTGTTGTGTCGACGTCATGCACGCGGCGCTCGTGTTGCTCGTGGCGCTGGTGGTGAAGCCGTGAGCGCCGGCCGCGAGCTGATCGGGAAGCGGATCGAGCTGAAGCTGCCGGGGCCGTGCGCTGTCTTCTCGGTGGCTACAAAACATCGAAGCGACAGGGTCGGGATCGCGTTTCGGATCGAGGAGGCGCACGTCGAGGGGACTACCGTCGTGGTCGATCGGTTCTCGCTGTTGTCGGTCTCGGTGTCGCCGATTCCGCACCAGAATGAGCCGTCATGACTCCCGTCGAGGTGAAGCTCGGGAAGCTGATCTCGCGTTGCGCGTGCGGCGTGCATCTGTCGGTAAACCCGCACCGCGACTACTACCAGACGCCGGCAGCGTACCTGGCGGAGCAGGAGTCGTTCGGACCGATCGAGATCGAGGCCGAGCTGCGGAAGGTGATCGAGTCCGGCAACGTCTTGGTCGAGCTGCAGTTCTACCCGTCGACGCCGGTCGGCTTCTTCCGCGTCTATCATCACGACCTCGACAGCGCGCTCGACATGGCGCTCGCGGCGCTCGACCAGTGAACCCAAAGATCCCGCAGAAGTATCGAGACCAGGCGCTCGCGTTTATGTTGCGCTGGAGCATCTGCGGCGCTGCTGGCGCAATGGACGCGATCGCCGACAAGCTCGCGCGTGCCGACGAGAAGGTCGAGATCCACCAGGCGCGGCGGGCGGAGCGGCAGACGATGAACGACAAGATCGGCATCGTGACGGGAGCCGAGATCCTCGCGCACTACCGAAGGCTCGTGAAGCGGTACGAGCGCGAGGTGCGCGCGAAGGAGTGCACGATTGACCAGGCGCGCAAGCTGGCGCGCGAGGTCGAGCGTCTACGCGACGAGCTGCGGCGGATCACGATTGAGCGGGTATCGAAATGACGACGCCAGCTCCGGAGGTCTGGGTGCCGGTGCGGTTCGTCAACCGCGACCAGCGGTGCGACTGGTGCAGATGCCTGATCCCGCGGGCGAAGCCGGGTTCGACAAGCGGCTCGCGCGGGACGAAGGCATGGTGGTCCAAGACGCGAAACGTCTGGGAGTGTCTCGCGTGCCGAGCTGAAGGGAGCCGCGCGGATGAGGCGCACGAGCAATGGAAGCGGGAGAGGGATCTCGCGGTGCACGGCGTGGGTTCCGGACCGCGAGACGTCGACGCGAATCTATCCGGCGCACCGCTGCCGGTGGAAGGCGCACGCGAAGGCTAGTCACGGCGTCGAGGTGTGTTTCGTGCACCTCGGCGCAACAACAGGACAGGGACGGAGGCCGGGGCATGGCGGGCAAATGGAGCTGGGGCTCTGACGTGTCGAGGTGGGCGCGATGGGCGGTCATGCTGCGCTGGCGATGGAAGCGCATTCGCTGCGCGCTGCTCGGGCATCGCACGCTGCAGGGTGAAGCGACAGGGCGCGGGAAGCGGCTGGAGCTCGTCGAGGTCTGCGATCGTTGCGGCGCTATGCGGATCTGGAAGGCAACGGACCAGGCCGCGGGCGGGCTGACGATCATGACTCCGACGAGGTGGCCGTGATCCGCGTCACGGTCGAGCTCGTCGGCGAGAAGGACCCGAGCCGGACGACGCTGCTCGGGACGGCGACGATCGCGTACGACGCCGAGACGTCGCGGCTGTCAGGCGGTCGACTCGGAGCGTACGACGTCGTCTTGTCGAAGCTCGCGCCGAAGGCCGGGCAGACGTGGAGACGCGGCAGGGTCGAGGGCTTCAAGCGACAGACGCTCGGGCCGTGGGATCTGCTGTACGCGGCTCTGCGCTCTTGCCTCGGCTCTCGCTCGGACCTCATCCTGCAGACGTGGCGCAAGGGCAGCGTGGACGCTCCTGCGCGTCCTGGAGCAGCGCAGAAGGGCAAGCCGAAGGTTTCGCGGGTCCTTCCTGACAGGACGGCAGCCGAGGTCCGGCGG